TGAATATAACGAACCATGATAAAGTGGAACGTGTCTATTGCCTGTGTATAAAGGCGGGTGTTTATGTTACTGTAGGACATGTCTTTGGAGATGCAGACTCCTGGGACTGTGTTGCAGATTTCATGAACCCCCATCAGCAGGCAAAAGCCGTCCGAGGTTTTGTTCTTGAGAGGAAACAATTAGAATTTCTCCCAAATGATTTGTGTGTAATTAAGACACGTCATATAATACCTCGTAAACCACTCTATGAATTTCTCCCAACCAAAATAGATAAAGCTGGGCGCGTAGCACAGCAAATCTTGTATGAGAATGAAGCCTTACATGTTGTCGATTTACAGACACATAACTACGGTGCCAGTTCTTATAGAGATCGGCATGGAAAACTCTACACAGGGAATTTTATGCATGGTAGGAGATTTGATGGTTTTCCGAAGGCTGGAGATTGTGGATCACCACTGATACACACTTCAAAATTTGGATGTTATATCGCTGGTATCCATGTTGCAGGACACAGTGCAACTGGCAATGTTGTATTCTCACAATTATCTAAAGATATGTTTAGAGACACAATGCCACAAGCATTAAGTGGACCTGGTAATATGAATTCCATTATGACAGGATCCCGAAGTTCGGGTAGTCTAGGTGAGCCTTATAGAAAAGGCATTCATCATTGGACTAAATCAACATCATGTGAAATCCTGGGTTCTTATCCAGGTAGACACACTCCAACATCTAAAGTGTCTTATTCTAAAATATGCACTAAGATTAGGGAGGAATTTGATTATCCATGTCCTTATGGAAAACCAGTAATGACCCCTTTTCAATCATCAACAGGAGAGTGGATAAATCCTTTCACATTAGCGTGTGATGATCAGGCTTCCATATCTCCCTTCTTTAAAGAAAGTACTATACGCATTTGTCGAGATCAATATCTAAAACATGTTGGTCCCGTTGAACTTGCGTACGATGTTCTTCCTCAGGAGGCTGCCATTAACGGTATGGCAGGTGTTGATTTTATAAATCGTTTACCGATGAAGACTTCTGGAGGCTTCTTCTTCCCTGGTGCTAAGAAACGCTACTTTGAGGAAGGTGAGGACGGCGTATTAATCGCCAGTCCGGAGGTCCAAGATAGGATTGATGAAATTGAACAGTCATACATCCTTGGTGAACGTGCAAATATCCTCTTTCAGGGTACTCTTAAAGATGAACCGACGAAATTTAAGAAAATTGCATCAGGCAAAACACGAGTTTTTACAGCGTGCGATGTTGCATTCTCGATTATAGTGAGAAAGCAGTACCTAGGGGTGACAAAATTCATTATGGAGCATAATCTACGTACAGAATGTGCTGTTGGTATGAATTGTTACTCGGAACAATGGGGTGATCTTTATGATTACCTCACATTTTTTGGAGAGGATAGAATAATAGCTGGAGACTACTCAGCCTTTGATAAGAATATGCCTTCCATTTTTATTTTGGAGGCTTTCTCAGTATTGAATCATTGGCTTGATCAAGTTGATCCGTGCCCTAAGAATAAAGCCATTAGACAAGGAATAGCAACTGATATTGCATTTCCTATTGTCAATTTAAACGGTGATGTTTTTCAATTTTACGGAGGAAATTCCTCAGGGCACCCTCTTACAGTCATCATAAACTCCATTGTGAATAGCCTTTACATGCGTTATGCATATATCGAACTCGGTTTAAATATCGAGGATTTTTCACAAAAAGTTCGTTTGATGACTTTAGGAGATGATAATATTATTGGGTCAGAATCTGATGTCTTCAACCATACGGCCATAGCAAAGGTCCTGGGGGATCTTGGTGTACCATACACCATGGCTGACAAACAGGCTGAGAGCGTTCCTTTTATCCATATCAAGGATAGTGATTTTCTGAAAAGAAAGTTCATTTTTCGATCTGGTAGGATACGCGCACCCCTCACTATTGATAGTATATTCAAAAGTCTATGCGTCAATATACCAAATGGTAGCATTTCCGAAGAGGAACAAATAGCTCAGTGCTGTTTAGCAGCCACAATGGAGATGGTTTTACACGGCCGACAAGAGTATTTTAGGTTTCAGAGAAAGCTTTTGAATATTTTAGATGATGAGGAAACAATTCAACCGTTCCTTCATCCTCGTATTAAGTATTCTTATGATCAGTGGATAGCGTGGTTTGATAATG